AGCTAATACCATTAATTAAACCGTTTATGATATCTTTACCTATGTTGAGTAACATAGAGCCTGCATTACTGAAGCAGTTTTTAATTCCGCCTATTACATTGCTTGTGATAGTTGAAAGTAAGCTTCCTACCATTGAGATAATACCTTTAATCAGCATTCCAATAATCTGCACACCAGCGCTTAAAATTTGAGGCAGATTAGAGATAATTGCTCTAGCTAGGTCCATAATCAACTTTAACCCCATAGAGATTAACTGAGGTAAAATTTTAACGATACCTTTAATTAATTCGCTTAGGATTTTCATACCTGCAGAGAGAATCTGAGGTAAGTTTTTTATGATACTATCTAGAAGTTTAGTCATGATAGTAATACCTGCTTGAATTAACTGAGGTAAAATCTTAATAATCCCGTCAATCAATGCCATTAGAATTTTAATACCTGCATCTATAATCTTAGGGAGCAGATTAACTAAAGCATTCACCAGGGTAGTTATTACCTTAATACAAGCATCTATGATAGAAGGCAAACTTTTAACTATCCCATCAATTACAGCCATGAGGATTTTAATACCAGCATCCAGGATTACGGGTAGTAATGTTCCTATGATATTGACAAAAGAGTTAATCATCTGAGTTGCTACATTCACTAGAGTAGTAATGACCTGGGGCAATACCTGTAGCAGTCCTTCAATTACTTTTGTCAAGATAGCAATACCTTGAGTGAGGAATTGAGGTAGATAAGTAACTATCATGTTTACCATTCCAGTTATTACGTTTGTGATTGTGCTTGTTAACATGGGCATCATAGAGTTTATTCCCTCTACAATCGTAGGAAGGAAGCGAGATGCTGTGATAAGCAATCCAGGTAAACCGCCAACTAGAAGCGCTATTAAACTAGGAAGGATCGTTGCAAAGATTTGCCCTAGTTGGGAAGTGTCTCCGCCAATAGCTAAGCGGATAGCCTCTACCATGCTCATTATAGTTGTACGTATTGACATAACAGCATTACCAAGCATAAGCGCGCAATTTTGGAATCCTACAGGTAAGTGAGTGATCCAGTCATTCATGACATCACCAACCGCTATAACGCTCCATATATACTGAAGCAGGCTCACAAAATGCCCTCCTAATTGACCGATAGGAGCAAAAAGGGAAACCACTGCAGTTCTCATTGTAATTATTGCCGTGCCCATTGCCTCCGCTACAGATCTCCAGCCCTCAGGCAAGTGAGATAGCCAATCATTTAGCAATCCCCCATCTGCTACTACGCCGATAAGGTAACGTCCTACATTAAGTAGATTCAATCCAAACTGCTTCATAGTCTCAATACTAGAGTTAACTGCGTTTCGAAAAGTCTCACTAGTCTTGTAGAAGTGATTAAACCCAACTACCAGCCCAGCAATCGCTCCTGCTACTATCCATACAGGCGCGGACATCAAGCCAAACCCCGTGATAATTGGCATCATTACAGGACGCAACGCGAATAGAATTGCTCTTAATCCTGCAAAGTATCCAATCCCTAAGGCAAGCGGAGTAGCTAGGACCATAAGAGCAGGGACAAGCATCATCATTCCCTGGATAAACTTAGCTAATGTAGGATGTGCTTCATTGAATTTGATAATGAGCTCAGCCATAGCAGCTACAAAGTTATAAACAGGGACCATTACAGAAGCAAATGCTTGCCTCATCGGTTCAAATGCTTTCGTAAGTTTCTCTATCATATTGTTGTACGCCTCAGCATACTTAGTGTTTTCCTCCATTACCTTCCCGTGTAACGCTCCATAGAATTTAACAGCTCCAGCAGTAGCCAATCCAAAGATAACAGGGAGAGCCATCATCTGAGCGCCCAAATCTCGTATGAAGTCATTGTATTGCTTTACAGAAGCATTAGCTCCAAGAAACTCTAGGGCTAACTGCTGAGGGCTTCCTGAACGTGCTAATCTGTCCAGGGAATCAACCGCCGTCATGGCAAGCCTGCTCGTATTATACAGAGGGTTATTCATCTGCGTTAGATTGTTCTGCATACGTGAAGCGGTAGATGATGCATTGTTTAATGCTCCAATAGTTTCATACATGCTTATTAGTGCCATTCTGTTTCCGTTTATCTGCTGATCGTTTGCTTTCTTTTGTGCCTTCCCTATCTCATTGATACGGTTAATCATGGTATCGACAGAGCCCGTATAAGTAGCAGAAGCTTGAGCCATTTTAAAGTATCCGTATTGCGCCTCAATTTGCGCCTCTCTAGTGTCGGACATATTAGCCTTTTGTTGCATGTAGGCGCTCTTCATTTCGTTCATCATGCCCTGGTGAGCCTGTGAAACTTGAGTGTAGCCTCTAGCAATATCGTTATTCATTTGAGTAAAACCTTGCCCCATAGAGCTGGCCATATCACGGGAAACTCTTCCCATATTAGAGCCTACTCTTCCAAGCTCTCTATTAACCTGCTGGACGTCTCTTCTCACCTGTTCGGTTTCTAAGCCTACGTCTATTCTTACTTGTCCATCAGCCATTGAGTTTGCACTCCAATATAGTTAATTTAGTCAATAAAAAAAGGGCTCATATGTCCCAAGTGAGACGACTACGAGCCCTCGTAAGAGGTTTTTATTGTCTTGATTGCATTTCCATTATCCGTTTGCGTTTGATATCCATATTACGCTTGTACGCTTCGTACTCATGAGCCTCGCGCATTTCCTTTGCTTTAGGGAGCTCATAGAATAACTTCTTCTTACGAATATCTTTAACTTCCTCTTTGTTGTCTTTGGTCCTCTCAGGAATAGCACATACACGGTATTTAATAGCAATCTTCATTGGTGTATTGTCTGATAAGTTATTGAACAACGCTTGAAACTGAGACCACTTCAGTTTTCCCTGCTCCTCAATTAAGTCAATACTGTAATCCATTAAGAAAGATGCATATATTCTTTCCGCGTCGATAGAGTAATCCACAATGGGGTAATCAGGTGCAGTCTCATCAGCATTATAATTATCTGATTGTTCGCTCTTCTTTTGTGTATTCTTAGTGTCCCCATCTAGATCCACGCCAAGCTTAGCCATGAAGATAGCTCTTAATAGTTCCAACCGTCTAGAGATATCAAGCTGAGGAATTAACGTTGCTTCTACTATAAGCATCTGCAGAGCGATATGAGGTTTCTGCTTTTCTCTTATGCTGGAATCATCAAACATTTGAAGCATCATGAGAATATTATCAAAGGAGAGGTTTAGCTCAACGGCTACGCCTCCCCAGTTGATTACATCAAAGTTTCTCTCTGTTAATGTGAAGGGATTCTTCATGGCTCATTACTTCTTTAAGTTTGCTAGATACTTATTGTTAACCTCTCCAGCTTGCTCAAGCATCTCAGCCTCAACCATTTTCATAAGCATATTGATAAGTCCCATCATGTTCATACTAGACTTACCAGCCTTCTCGTATAGGCCCTCAAATGTTCCCTCACCTAAAAACATTTCTATAGCCTCTTTAGTAATCTCAACTTGCTTCTCTTTCATAGCTCGTAACTCTAGAGCAGAGGCTTCGCGGATATCTGTAGATAACTCTTGTGCTTCAGCTAGTTTGTTTTCGAACTCCTTGAAAGCTAACTGATAAGCAAGCATAGAATCATCATCGAATTTAACATGGAAGACTTCACCTGCAATTGTTACCTCTTTGTAGCTCTGCTTAAAATCAAAGTTAAATGTATTAGTCATAGTATTGTTTCTCCTTTTTAGGGAATCATTGTCCCGTATTTCACTACTTAGTTAACTTAGCAGGAGCAGGCTTTTCAGCTACATCCTTTCAAACTTTAGGTTTATAAGTAGGGACACCATCATAAGAGATAGTGAACTCAATTTCACCTTTAGAGTTAGCGTCTCCACCTGGATTCTTAATATCTGATACAGTAGCTCGCCCTTCATAGCTACCTCCGTCAGGCTCAGTTACACGGAATGGAACCTTTCGAGCGTCACCTGTCTTATTAGCCATACGCATAATAAAGTTTTGGACCGCATCTGCGTAGTCTCGGTGACCTTCAAAGCCGTATGACATCATGAAACCAATAACATCACGCTCTGAAGCTCCTCCACCGTCATAGTAGTAGTTCTCTTCTGATTCTTCATTGTTATCAGGATCCACTGATTTGATACCACGAGCGATAGTTCCCCATTTAGGAGTTGTCCCCGTTCCCATATCAATTTCAAATTTGTAAAGGTGATTCAATAAAAATGACATTATGCATTCTCCTTATCGTTTATTCGTCTTCGTATAGTTCAGCCTTAAAGATAGCCGTATATACATACTCATTTGCTGCTGTCTTCTCCACGAAATTAGGCTCCACATACACATTTAATAGACTTAGTGTATAGGAGCCATCAATAGTATTGAAACTTCGCTTATGAACGTTATTCAATTCACGTGCAATTGCTTCTGCCGTGTTGTTAACTTCTAATTGGTTATCACTTTTAACAAGCACTTGAAACTGCTTATTTATGATCTCACCTTTGAGATACTGCTCTCCTAGTGCGGATGGAGTCATTCTTATAGCAATACTCTTTTTAGGTGTATTGTTTGTTCCTATATCCAAAAGATCAACTTTTATAGGAGCAAACATTATTGACGGTGATAAATTGCTAGTTAGGTGTTTGATAACTGAATCAATAAGCCATTTCACCAGTTCACCTCCTTTGTTTCCATCAAAAAAAGCCATCAGTTAAGATGACTTTAAGTGTTCTTCTTCTAATTCTTTTCTCGCTTGAATCGCGTCTTCTATACTGTCAAAGCGTTTCGAACGATAGTCCTTACCTTTAACTCTTATATACGCTCTGTATTTCTTCAATTTCTTATCATATCCTACACCAGTAACCCCAGTAGAACTTCTTTCACTAACTCGTTTATTGTGACCCTGCTCTGATAATGTAGCCCATCTGCAATTTGATGGTTCATAATTACCGTTTACATCTATTCGATCGATTGAATGATTTGGTGAAGGTCTTTCACCCATATCTTCTACGAATAAACCCGGAGATTTTCTCCATCTTTCACAAACGGTAATACCTCTACCACCATAATTCTTATATTCTGGATTTTTGGGATTTTCACAACGGCCAATTATACTTATTATCGCACTATACTCAGGCATTTTAGAATTACCGTGTGTTTTAACTCTTTTTGAAATAGCTTCTTTATTATAACAACCACACGATACAGTTTTGCCAGTAGCTAAAGCATTCCGATTAACAATTTTATAATTACCGCATTCGCAAATACACTTTAATCTGACATTATTATGTTTGTCACTTTCAACTCTTTCAACTACAGTTAATCTCCCAAACTTTTCACCTATTAAACTACTATTGTTTTTAGGTCTTGAAGGAATAAAAAGTTCAGGGGGGCGAATCCCTCGTCTATATCTACCAAGAATTGTTCTGTAATTAACCCCTACTTCATCTGCCCATTCTGACAAATTCTTTTTCTTTCCTTCGTATTCCAAAAAAATGTTACTTTTTCTTTTTTTCAAGTGATTGTGCAGAGGGACTAATACACAATTGTTCGGACTATAATCACAATTAACATCGATTCTTTCGACAGACATACCATCTTCATATCCTGATTCAATTAACCATTCTTTGAAATTAGTATAATCATGCCACTCATTACATACTTTAATTCCTTTTTCGCCGTATTTGTTAAATGACTGATTTTTAGGATTATAGCACCATTGTTTAATTTGAGACCATAATTTATATGATTTCGTTCCAGTTTCACCGTGTTTCTTCTCTTGATTTTTCTCTTTTTGATAGCATCCACAACTGATTGTGTTACCCCTTTTTAG